CTTTTAGCGTCTTAGGAACTGTGATGACCTTAGCGGGCATCTCAGCTCCAGGTTCGAGGATGTCAACCTCATCCAATTCATCACTAAAGTGATGATTTGGAATGAGATTTTCCCACATCGGGAAAACCTCGTTGAGGCGAGCTGGCCACGTGGTCTGGCGGAATTTCTCATTACCCATGAGACGATCCGCCGTTGACCCCGGACCATGCCGAGGCACCACCCGTCCGTGATAGACATCGCTGTCTACTCGGGCGAATATAGGTGCAAACAGCAAACGGGAAATCCGCTCAAAATCTCCTAAATCAATAGGATTGAGAGCGGAAACCGCTGCCCTGACATCCTTCTCACATTGGACATATCCCACGAATGCATCGTTGTCCCGCTCTTGCGAGCAAGGGACTTCGATCTTGCTGAAGAACAACGAAAGTTGTCTAACAGCAAGAATTGCATCAATCGAGGGATGTTCCAACAGCACACCACTAGCAGGGTTAAACACCTGCTCCAGGAAACCCCTTAGAAACAAGGGGAGACCTCCTCTTCCTCTCCAAGAGAGGAAGGCGGTGGGAGCAACATGACCTTGGTCAAGACTTCTTTCGAAGTCCTTTCCAAAGTCAGCTAGGGTTATCGCAAGAAACGATAACCCCTCGTGTTTAGCCCGCCCAACGACGGTATTAATGTCGTTGGTGGCGCTAGTGCGACATCCTCTTGCCAATTCTATGGCAAGAGTGCTCCAGAGTGTCAATAGGCTTTTCATGCTGCCTCCTAATCGGGGGTCGGCAATCCTAGTCTATGACAGGGTCTCAGACTGCTAGCTACATTATTCTATAAATAATCCAGAATAATGATGATAGCTAGCGCGATCATGCTGAGCATTACAACGAAACTGACAAGTATTGCGATTATTTCCGCAATAAATACCAGGTCGTTGAGATGGTCCAGTTCCTCACGGAACTGTTCCTCGATGTGACGATTAGACGACCCCTCTTGAGGGGAATTCGAATTCGAAACATCCATACTCAGCTCAGCTCTCACCGCCAAGAAGCTTGGCGATAAGGGCGTCCGAAGAGGCAGTGAATGCAGCCTTAAAGCCTGCATACACGGCCGTAGCGTCCGCGGAAGAATAACCCTCACCAACCGTCGGCAAGTCGAACACGATGTAATTTGACATCGAGAACTTCTTGTTGACAGCGGTGTAGGGATCCGCGGCGATCTTCGAATGATCGATACGAAGCACTCGCCTCGTACGTCGGCCATAGGCCGACGAGGCAGAGAGCTTCACCAGTCCATCAGCAGACTGGTACGTTGACTGGTTCTTACCCGATTCAACTCGGGGAAGACTAATCGCTGTACCAGAAATGGTGACAGACTGCGGGTCTGAAAATGCCATGACGCACTCCTTTGTTGCCGCGAACTTGGTTTTCACCAAGTCACGGGTGTTTACGCTAGTGTAACAACTAGCTACTAACGCCTGGAGATTCCAAGCGCAGCGGCTATGGACAGCTGGTATGGAGATAAACCATCCCAGGTCAGTCCGAACCCAAAGGGGTTAGCGCGCCTTCTAACTTTTGTCTCAGTGACAAAAGTCAGGGGCGAAGCAGATGACCTCTTATCTCGAAGAGAAGAGGTTGTCTCCTTATAGGTTACCTTATTAATGGAATGTTCCATTATGTAACCCCATCGCATAACCAGACCGGCATTGGCAGCATCACTGATGTTTGAAAGAACATCACCGGTGTTGCTGAACCAATCTGCGGCCCAGGACCAAGGGGCGAGATTCCACAGAACATCCGGATCCAACTCCAAGCCAATTATCTGATTGGCAAGGAGCGAGAGCCGGTCCAACTCCTTACGGCTATCATAGCCCGTAGGGAGATGGTACGAAAACGCACCTGAGAACCAGGTACGTCTCCATGTTTCTGTTATTTTGGAATACGTCCCAGGAGTTGTCTGAATTTGAAGATAATTCTGCGCTGTTGGATTAATCCAAGTAAACGCAGAAAGATCCTTTTGTTCAGAATAACTCCGTTCTATGGGAAATTCGTACTTTCGGCGGACCACTCTTCCCGCATCACGCTCATACTGAATCAACAGTTTTTGAGCGTTGATAACGGAGTTCACGAATGCTTTAACATCGTGAACAAGTGGTTTCCAACCGAATTGTACGTTCAGGTACTCTTTTCCGGCCTGACGGCCTCCAAGAGTACGATCGCGCCAGGTTTGATGTCCCAAGAGGTGCGGAAGCCCCTCTCGGTACAACTCACCCAACGCGGTCCCGATATCAGCGGCTGATTTGGTTGGCTTACACCTAGCAACGGCTGTAGCTCCCATTGTATCCAAAGTAGCATTGCTACTATGGATACTATTTGGGAATGCACCCGATGTAGGGTTGATCGGAAATATGGGTCCGTCGTAATCGACAGTGACCCGGGTTCCTCCACCAATATTAAGACGGTCCACATTGGAAGCACGAGGAAACTTGTGCCCCATCATGTACTGTCTTGTGGTGAAGAAATTACCTCCGATATCCTCAACAGATCCCTTAGCACGGGATCTCCAAGGATGGCCTTCCGATACAGTTTCCTGTATCCCGTTTACGGAAGTTCCCTGATACGTTTCACGATCCAAGGTAGTAAAGTTAGGATTACTAAACTCCTTGAAAATCGTTGCGCGACCTTTTGGTATCTCGAAAGGTACCTTACGTCGCTTCGTAACAGGTTTTCCGTCGAACGGCATAGAATCCTCCTCTGGACTCCTCACGGAGATACCCACCAGTCAGGTGGGTAGGTGTCGTTGCACTGCGTGGGCGCCCGCAAGTGCG